TGACGAAGTCTATAAATGTGACCTACCAGGCCCAAAAAGTGTAAATATTGTTGAATTATTAAAAAAACATTTTAATAATACAAGAATTTTAGATAAAAAAAGTATTCAATGGTTAATAGAAGCTAAAGACCCATTTTAATTAACGGCATAAACGCGAACTTTAGCGGTGCTTACACCAGACACTTTATGTCTTTTGGAAATTCTGTTATGTCTCTTGGAAGTTCTGTTATGTCTTTTGGAAGTTCTGTTATGTCTTTTGGAAATTCTGTTATGTCTTTTGGAAATTCTGTTATGTCTTTTTGATTTATAACGCCTGCCTCCAGCTTGATATAACTTTTCCCGTATCTTATTCATTTGCTCGATATACGCCTTCCTTCTCTGATATACTTCTTCCACCTCCGCCGCCTTCCTAACTGCCCTTTTATTCTTAGAATTTAAATCTCTTGTCCATTCATTCAGAAACATTTCAGCTCTTTGCTTAATCGCCAGCAATGACGTCACATCATCCTCCAAGTCCCACTCCAGATTCTTCGCCTTGCGTAGCGTATCCATCGCCGTCGCCACCGCTATCGGATCACTCGTCGCCGCAGCCTTCGCATCCTCCACCGCGGCCGCCGCCGCCGCCGCCGCGGCCTTCGCATTTTCCACCGCGGCCGCCGCCGCCGCCGCCTCGGTCTTGTTCGTGGCTAATCTTTCAGTAAGAATTTTTATATAGTTCTCGACCTCCGCCTTCTCTTTTTCCGCATCCACTTTTTCTTTATTCTTTTCTTCTAATTCTCTTGTTATTTCTTCAAATTCTCTTGTTATTTCTTCCAACTCTTGTTCTTGTTTTATGACTTCATAATCTTGTTCTAAAAATTCATCTTGTTCAAAAAATTCATTTTCTGGTTGTTTATCTTTTTTTATAAATTCCATATATATATATATATATATATAATTAAAATCTCTAAAATATTTTAGAGATTTTAATTTTTAACTATTTTATTCTATACTCCTCTAAACTCCTCTAAACTCCTCTAATCCTTTATACTTTATATTATACTTTTATAAAATGAATGGATTGTTTGATTATTTTTATTCTATACTTTATTATATAATCAACATTACTATGTCAAAAGATAAGTTTGAAGCAGCAGATGTGTTCATACTACATAAACATCCCACAGATGGGTATTGCGTAGTATTATTTGAAGATGCGCGCGACGACCGCGCTGGCTGCGTTACAATGCCCGGAGGCCAATGGGGTGGACATTTTAATTTACCAGCAGTAGCTGCAGCAGAATTATTCGAAGAATCATCAAAATCAATTAAAGTAACATCAACAATATTTGAAGTTATGGATACTAGGGATATGTATGTTGATATTAGGGGTATTAATTATAACAAGCCAACCGCTGAAAAAAAACGACGAGTATATTTTTGCTCTATGCCAGTAATTCAAAAAGAAATATATGATGCGAATAATAAATTATTAAAAAATGCTAATTGGAAATATAGAGAAACCAAAAAATTAATTTTTATTTCAATTAATAGTATTATTAATAGTATTACTGAAATATTAAAGGACTCTAAATATATGAAGGAAACAAAGATGAAGGATATTAATAAAAAATCATATTTTGTTCAAAGAATTACAATCGACGCATTATACAAGTTTTTAATAAAAAAACAACTACTTTATCAATCATTTTCTGCTGGAGGAGGACAAAATTTTCCGTCACTAACATTTTTAAAAAAATGGTGGTATACGCGAGCCCCTCAAACTTCAAAAGTGTCAATGACTGGTAATGTACCCCCGGTATCCTATTTAGCCCCGATATCCTCTGTACCCCCGATATCCTCTGTACCCCCGATATCCTCTGTACCCCCGATATCCTCTGTAGCCCCGATATCCTCTGTACCCCCGTTATCCTCTAGAAGACGTCAATACTCTAGAACACATAGAGCCCATCATTCCCCTAGAACACATCGAGCCCAGAATTCCCCTAAAACACATCGAGCCCAGAATTCCCCTAGAACACATCGAGCCCATCATTATTATAGACCCAAAAAAAAACCCTTTAATGATACTGATACCATTGTTCATGCCATGCTACAACATTACATATATGTATTTACAGAACATACTATTACAAGAAACGAAGACAATACAATCACCATGAACTATTAAATCGTATTAGTCTAATTCATCATCGTTTTCTCCAAGGTACTCAATTTCATTATCTTCCGCATCATTCTCAGCGTCTCTCTTCGTGAAATACTCCAAGTCTTGAGCATAAATATCTTTATTAGAATCGCTAATGCCAACAATATTATTTAACGCAATGTTTTTTAATAATTTTTGTTCATAGTTCGTTCTCTCTTCATCGTAAGCGTCTTTATCATAACTAATTAAACTTTTTTGTAATCCAACACCCCATTTTTCAAGTTTGTTATTTTTTAATATGTTTTCAACCTCTCGTTCATCTTCTGTCAAGTTCGCCAATCCTTCCGTAATTTCTTGTTTTTCGCTTTCTTTTGCTTTTAATATTTTACTCATGATTGTTTCTTTATTATAATTTATTGTTTCTTTATATGTCAATGTCATATCAATCATTGCGAGTATATATTTTGCTAAAATTTTCTTAATTTCTTCATTATCTACTTCATAATAAGGATCACCAGAATCAATTGCCTCTTCGTCACTATCCTCTTCCTCCCCTTTGCTCGCACCTTCGCCTTCGGTTGTCGCAGTCGAAGTACTTAATTGAATAAAAATATCTAATATTTTTAGATAATAATGTTTATATAATAACATACTAAGCCGCTCATCATACTCAGTATGCTCAGCAGCGCCTTTTGCTGTAGGCTCAGTCGCGCCTTTTGCGGTAGGCTCAGTCGCGCCTTTTGCGGTAGGCTCAGTCGCGCCTTTTGCGGTAGGCTCAGCAGCGCCTTTTGCGGTAGGCTCCAGACTATTAAAATAAGGAGTCGTCTCGCACAATTTTAAAATCTCTGTCATTTTGTCCTTCCGATTTAGCAATACATTTGTAAGTTCTTTATTATTATAAAATTGTTTCAAGTGTTTATAATGATTTTGTATCATATTAGAAATGTCCGTATTATGAATCGAGGATAAGTCCCAGTGTTTTGGTACTTTAGTATCCGTAAAATTCATAGTTTTTAAAATAATATTTGGAATTACGTTAATCATATTTTTTAAAAGTGTTCGTATAAAATTCGTCATTTTAACGATGGTTGCGGAATCACTTTTTAGAAACAAGGTAAGGTCTTCAATTGTTTTTATGTATTGTATCAATTGTTTTTTGCTTACGCTTGTTGTTATAAATAATTTAATATTTTTGATTAACATGTCGTTATTTTCTTGTAATTTATTTTTGATGGTTCTAGCCGTTTCTTTCGATGGATTCATTAGCAAGTCAATTAATAATCCGCTTAACGTAGGATCTAAGATGGTTGGATTGGTTTGTAACAAAGTAATAAAGGTTTCTTCTTTGCTTGGAACCTCCGCAGGAACAAATGTAGTGGCTTTATTTTTTAAATATACAATGGTTAATAATTTTTGAAATAATTCATTTGAATAATTAATATTATTGCTTTTAAGCTCTGCGATCAATTCATTGGTATCTTGCGAGGTTAACGTTTTTGGTAAGCCACACGCAGTTATCAACTCATCACTTAAATTTAATTCTTTATTTTTACAAAAATAAATGAACGTCTGGTAAATCGTATTTTCTGAAAAGATAGATTGGGTCTCTGGATACTTAAATTTAGTATCTCTTATATCATATAATAAAGGCGCATGCGAATAAGCTTTGATTTTTTCTATTGTTTTTGATAATGATACGACTATGTTATTGCTTTGTAATAATTCTTTATTTAACTCTGTAAAATAGGTAAAGACATTTGTCGTAACCGAATCGCAACAGGCGTTTTCAATAAAATTAACACCCGCTTTACTGACTATTAATGGTGACACTTTATTGATTTCGGATTGGATTAATTTTTGAATAAATAAACCATACTTTATAATCTTAGAGTTAATTACGTTTATTTGTTCATGCTGTCTATAACTTCCAGTTTTCATATTTGTCATAAGTTTTTTGCTATATCCTTCAATCAATGGCGTAATTGTAATAGAACTTATATTCAATGGATAAATTCCATACAATTTATCCACTTTTTGTGTTTGTGCAGAACCCTCGTCAAGCAGTAAAGGTTTATTCTTAGTCAATAGTTTTAAGTATTTCTTTTTTGAATCAATCCTTAATCTTAGCGCTGGTTGTTCCAAAAGTTTACGTTTATTAATAATAAACATGATTTCATTTTTAATGGTTATCTCATTCCATTTTATAATAGAATTCCATGGATAGGAGTCGTTTTTAATTTTTTTAGCAATACATGAAATATAGGTTATCGCAATTTCATCCGTTCCTAAAATAGGATAGCCATCAAATCCTTTAATACAATTTGGAAATGTTTTATTGCTTGTAATGCTTGGTATACTAATTTGAATTGCGATTAAAATATACGCAAAGGTTAATAAAATTAATAGTCTTCCTCTAAGTATTTCAATTGGTTCTAAGTCTTTGTTTGTTTTTTTTATTTTGTTATATTGCTCTTGTGTTAATTCGGACATTTTATATTGATATAAAACATTATCGATTATAAATTTTTTATGAGCGTTCAAATCGATTTTCATGGTTTCTTTTCCAGTCATTGCATTAATAACATTTAAAATGAGTTTCGAGTCTCCTAGTAAACTTTCTTCATACTTTTCTAGATCGCTTAGATCGCTTGGATTGTTTGGATCTTTTGAAGGAGTAATTGTCGGTTGCTCTAATACATCTCTTGTTTTAATTTTAAATCCATCTTGTGTATATCCATCATCCGTGTCAAAATTAATGTTTTTAATAAAATAACCACTATATTTATCAACATAAGTATCGCCATCGTCGCTTATAATACCTTGTTTATCTACGATGTCGTTTAATTCTAACAAATAGTCTTTACCTGATAAGAATGCATTGGCTAATTTACTTAAAAACATTGGTATTAATTTTGTATTTGTAATAGTGCAATATAGCCAATAGGTATCTTCGGTTGCAAACGGCTCCCTCGTAAATAACAATACAAATTTTTGTATTGAATTTTGTCGTTGAACAAAATTTTCCAATGTAAGTATGGCCGTTAATAATTTCTCATAAGGAGAACTAATCAAAATCTTTGATATGTCTAATAGATCCGCAAGTGTACGTTTTTGTGTGTCATTTTTATAAAAATTGGTTTCATTATATTTTTTAATCAACAAAATCCGATTGATACTTTTTTCTAATAAGATATCAATCATTTCCCTCAGTTTTGTGGCTTGTAAATCATAGGTTTTATCAAATTCTGAATAAATTTGTTTCAATACTTCTTCTTGAACATTACTTTCATTCGTAGTTACCGAACCACACGTTTCATTCGATATACAATCTTTTTGTATGTTACAAAAAAGTTTATTGTCTTTAATCTCTACATTATTCAATAAGGTTGGATCGTACTCCCACCTCATTCCAACTCGCGCATAATATTTGTTTGTTCCATCTACATTTAGTAAGGCATAGTCATTCTCGTCCACTTTTAATTTTTTAAACACTAAGGCGTCCGCAATTTTTTCTGCGTCCTTCATTGTAAATTTTTTTTTTCTCAATTTCTCTATTAAAAATTTTTGAAATTCTTCTGGTTCCATTTTAACTTTTTCATTTATATATTTATTAATAAATTTGTAATCCGTAGTATCATATTGTTTATCTACATAAATGACCTGACCATTGTCTTTTTCTAATTCACTTAAGGAATTGTATTTTTTAGTTAATTTTTTACAAGTATTTTCGCTGTCATTTACTTTTGCCATAACGTCTTCGTATTTTTTAACAAAGTCTTCCAGCAATTTATTTGTTTGTAAATCTAGATTGATTCGTACTAAGGAATTAACAAATAAACACCCATAATCAATGCTGAATATTTTATTCAATAATTCAGTATTTGACATTTTACGATTCATATCATAGGCTAATTGTGCTATTTCTTTTATGGACTCTTGGTTTTCTAGCACACTTAACCAATTTGTTTGCGACGAAGTACCAATAATTTTTGAAGTAATTTTTTTATAATTATTTCTATTAAAGGCTGCTATTTTTTTATGATTTGTAATATTCATTTCGATAAAGTCAAGGATTTTAGTGTGTAAATTATAATTCACATCTTTTTTATAAATATTAAATACTTCTAATTGCTTAAGAATTGCACATGTAGAATATAGATTGCTGGAAACGGGCTTAATTAATTCAAAATATTGGGTATTTGTAAGCAATACCTTCGAGAGAAATCGTTTAAAACGAGTCTCTCGTTCTAACGCATCTTGTGAATCTAACGCATCTAACGCGTCTAACACGTCTAAATTTTTATATAGTTTGGATGGCTTATATTGTTGAACATACTTTCTTTGATCGTTTAGTGTATTTCCTTCTCCTTCTCCTCCTTCCATCCTTCCTTCCTGGCCGTCTTCGTAGTCGCCG